AAAATAAGTAGTGTTAAAGGTTATGTTTTTGGGAAATATAAAGATTTATGAATACATAGTCAGTTCCCACAGAAATGTGGTTGGCATAACTAGGAAATAATTACTCCTATTTAAAAGTTATGTAATTAAACGAAAATGTTGGATAGTGTTATTACACTTGAAGGCTTATTTACTTATGTATTATTTACTAAGGTAATAAAAGATGATTCTGATTCGGTTCAATATAAGTTCTTAACGAACTCTGATGGAACCTGCACAGCTAAATCCCCAATGGGACTGTTTGAAGATTTGCTTATTGATAATGATCTAGATTATGTCGTTAAGAAAATCAAAGAATATAACGAAGGAGAATGATTCAGCAATTTAAGGTACTGTTCACTTATGAACAAGACGATGAGACCGGAGAGGTTAAAGTAATTAACAGGGAAGTTGTCAATGATGACCTCCCTAAAGCTAAGAAAAAGACCAGTACTCCTAAAAAGAGTAAAGCAGATGAGAACCCTGAGCCAGAATTGATTCTTGAAGACAATAAATACAGCCTCAACACTGCGGCTGTAGAATTGTTAGGTGTCGAAGCTGATGACAGAATTGACATTAAATTCGAGAAGAGAGATAAGGTTAGAGTACCTGTTATAGGTTGTAATACAGCCTTTGGTACGCAGGGAGGTAATAGATTAACCAAGTCCAATACAGTGAGTTATAGAGGTAAAAATCATGATACACTTGAGGAGTATGGAACAGTCTTCTCATTTAAAGAGACAGATAAGGAAGGAATTTTCGAATTAATCGGAGATAAACCTATTCCAGAAGAGAAAGAAGATGAAAATGTCAAAATTGTAGATGAAGAAGTAGAAGAAATCGGTCGTCCAGAAGACTTAGTAGGTATTGTGGATGGAGATGCTACTGAATTAAATGCAGATGATATTGATTTTAATTTCTAAAATGTGTTAATTTATGGCAGGATTTGTTTTTGGTCCAATTGATAAAGTACAGGCAACAGCTGGTGGTAATCGTCGTCTTCGTCCTTGGGATATTTATGAGGTAAAGTTTGTAGAGGCTAGGTATGAGACATTTGAGGGTAAGAAAGAGGAAAATAAAGGTCAGATTTATGAGGCACTAACTGTTCGTTTTGAAAATGACGAGGGTTATTATGAGGAGAGAGTCTTCAATCCTGGTGAAAAGGGAAACGAGAGATTCAAGAATAAGAACGCTGAGGGACATGAGTACGAATCTGCATCTCCAATGGAGAAGCTTCGTATTTTCATTGCTCAGTTACTTACTGTTCTAGCTCCTGAAAAAATGCCTAAGATGGTAGAACTTGCTCCTAAAGTACAGAGCTTTAAGCAGCTCGCTGATGTAGTTGTAAAACTACTTGATGGGGCTAAGGGTAAGACTACTCATCTAAAGCTGGCTGGTAAGACTGATTCTAAGACCAATAGAATTGTTCCCTGTCTTCCTAAGTTCGCAGGTGTTTCTAAGAAGGGAGAGCTCTTCACCGCAGATAACTTTATTGGTGATAAGTTATTCTTCTCTCCTTATGAGGAAGGTAAGCAGAAGGAGTATCGTGAAGCTAAACCGACTGATATGGAGAAGAATGATCCACCAGTAGAGGCATCTGTAGATGATCTTCCTAATACTGAGGCTCCTCAGGAGGAAATTGATGATTTCGATGGACTTCTGAATAACTAATGATTTTCATCTGGCGGGAGGTTCAAAAGAGCCTCTCCGCCTTTCATTTTATAAAAAGTATCCTTATATTTAGGTTCATTTATGGATAAATTCAGCTTTTATATTGAACCGAAAATCACTAAGGATTTTCTACTTTCTTATAATAATGAAGAAACCTATATGTCCTTTTATTTAGGTATTCCCATCAAAAAAGGATTATTCTGTTCACCACTTAGAAAAGATAATACTCCTACTTGTTCATTTTATAGAAATAAACAAGGAGATCTTATCTTTAAAGACTTTAATGGTTCATTCTATGGAAACTTTATTTCTGTAGTGATGTATAAGTATAGTCTTAATTATGGAGAAGCTATGCGTACAATAGCTAATGATTTTAATCTAATTAAAACTCCTGGATATACTAAGCATCAAGGAATAATCCGTCCTAATTTACAAAAATTTGAAGCCCCAGAAACTGCTCTTATAAGGGTAGAAATTCAAGACTTCTTACCTAAAGAATTAGAGTGGTGGAATTCTTACGGAATAACAGAGAAAATATTAAAAAAATTTCATGTATACTCCTGCAAGAATATCTTTTTAAATGGAAGTTATTTTATGGCTTCAACACCTGGATGTCCTGCATATGGCTATTATGGAGGAAAAGAGGACAATATAGAACTTTGGAGAATTTATTTTCCAAAGAAAAAACAATATAGATTCTTAACTAATTGGAAAGCAAAACAAGTACAAGGGTATAAACAATTACCTAAAGAAGGAAAGTTATTAGTTATCACTAAATCAATGAAAGATGTGATGTGCCTATATAGTCTAGGTATTAAGGCTATTGCTCCAAATAGTGAAAATCTGTTTATTACAGATAAAATGTTAGATGACTTAAAGTCTAGATTTAAATATATAGCAGTTCTGTATGATAATGATTTACCTGGAATATCTAATATGAATAAGATTAAGAAAGAACATCCTGAACTTATTTACACTTGGATTCCACGTAAATATAATGCTAAAGATATATCTGACTTTAGAAAGATGTATGGTGAAAAGAAAACTAAGCAATTTATTAAAGATTTAATTCTAAAATTTAAATGAAAAAGTAGGAATTGAATACTTCATGTAAAGCTATTTTTAAAGATGGCAGTACTAAAGAATTTGCTTCCATTGAAGAAGCATCAAAAGAGACAGGAATTACTGTCGCCGCAATCAAGATTAGGTGTAATAAACCTGGATGTGGAGGAAAAGAAAAAGTTTGCTTTGAATGGTTAGATGAACACACTAAACGTTCTTATCAAGCTAAAAAGTCAAGAAGTAAAGGTGCTTCTTGGGAAAGAGAAGTTATTAATAAGTTAAAGGAAATTGGGTTTACTGGATGTGTTACTTCTAGAGGAGAGTCAAAGAAAGTTGATAACAATAAAATTGATATTATAGATACTGAAGGAAAATTACCAATTAATATTCAGTGTAAACAATACCAAAATACTCCTTCTTATTTTACAATAAGAGATGCATGTACAGATAAATCTAAACCTTTTACTGTATTCTGGAAGAAATCTCCAGAAGGAGGAGAAAACAGTAAAGGTTCTATAGTAATGGTAGATGTAGATTATTTCCTTGAATTACTAGCTTTAACTTTAAAATGACAACTTATATATATGCAGTTTGTGACCAAGAGTGCCACAATCACATAAGGACTATAAGTGCAAGGTCTTTAAAAGATGCACAAGAGAAGATTATAGAAAAATTTAGAGATGACCTAGAACTAGATGAAGAATTTTATAATTGGCATGAGTTTATAGATTTTATGTCAAATAAACATGGAATCGACATAACTCCTACTATTCAAGACATAGAAACCTTATAATGAGAATATATAAAGTAGTTAAAAAAGAGGAAAGTCCAACCATTCCATTAGATAAAGTGAATATGGAAGATGGGTTCTTAATTGCTGGTGCAGCTAGTGCAGTGATTGGTATAATTGTATATGATACTGATAATGACCAGTATATAATGATTACTGACTTTCGGGATAATTTCAGTAGTGGAATTGAGCCTCGTTATTATAACGAAGACCTGGAGAAACTGATGGATGAAATCAAGAGTGATTATATAGACCCTGTAGAATTTAACTTTGTAAGAGTTGAACAATGAGAATTGGACTTGACCTCGATGGAACTGTAGATGATTTCATGAATCCATATCTAAAAAGATTTGGTAGACCTAAAAAGGATTCTGAAATAACTAAAAATGTACAGCAAATACTTAGTAAAGATAGAAATTTCTGGCTTTCACTGCCAGTTCTTAGACATATAGATTTTGTTCCAGAGTTGTATTGTACTAAAAGAGTAAATCCAAAACAATGGACTCGTAAGTGGTTGGTAGAACATGGTTTTCCTAATCGTCCTATTTATCAAATGTACTATCAACAAGGAAATAAAGCTACTATGATTAAGGGAAGAGTTGATGTTTTTGTTGATGATTCCATTTCTAACTTTATAAAGTTAAATTTATCTGGAGTTCCATGTCTTCTTATAGATCAACCTGACAATCAGTCTTGGGGACCAATAGGAAGAATTTATACCCTTAATAAACAGGAAATAATAGATACATATAACTTATTTATAGATACAGGTATGTTTGATAACTTTAAGAAACTGTTATGATTGATGTTTATAAAGCAGTACAATTAAAGCCCCTAACAGAAACTGTCCATATAAAGGATATATCGGATGAAGTCTATTTTTCTAAAGAGTATGGTAATTATATAAGCAATTCTAGACTCAAACTTATTAATCCTGATGAAGGAGGAAGTCCCTCTAAGTTTTTTGCTGGACTAAATAATAATAAAATCTATTCTGATGCACTTATATTTGGAAGTGCTGTACATGAACTCACATTACAGCCTTCTGAATTTGTTCTTACAGAAATAGATAGACCAACTGCAAAAGCTGGTTTTATGGCTGACTATATATATGATAACTATATAGGACCATGTGGAGATAATGTTGGAGAAGTAATAGCATCCTTAGAAGAATCTGTATATATAGAAGCTTCTGATGAAATTGACTATTATAAAGGAAAAATGAATGAAGATAAGATTAATGTATTAAAAGAGAAATGTGCACAATATTGGATTGATAGAGCAATGTTCGAAGAGAACTATACTGGTCCTACTCCTATTTATCTTCCACAGAAAATGAGAGAACAGCTATCTTCAGTTCTTGATTCTTTTAGAAAGAATAAGAAATTTGAGGAATTGCTACATCCTAAAGGACTCCTTGAAGATCCTATTTCTATGAATGAGACTACTATTCTAATGGATATGGAATATACAGTAGATCTTCCAGAAGGAAAGAAAGAAGGAGTTCTTCATCTTAAATCTAAACTAGA